AATCTGGGTATTGGAAACTAAATGAATAAACTAAAGCTATTACTGTTACTTATATCGCTTAATATTTATACAGCGGACAGCGAGATATTCATAGATCAATCGGGTGCTACATCTAACTTAGATATAGAACAAGTGGGTGGTGGAGGAAACATCATTGGTGGTGCTGACGCAGCTGCTGGTTCTATGACTGCATTAGATATTGATGGCGCGTCCATGACGTTAGACGTTTTGCAGAAAGGCTCAACAAATAAATTCTTAGGCGATATATGGGCAGATAACTACACAGGTTACTTCTCATTTATAGGTGACAGCAATACTTTTAATATGTCTACAGATGAAACCAACGCTACGGGAGCAGATGGCTCTAACGTAAACGTACAAGTTACAGGCAATACAAACACCATGACACTCAACCACGCTATGACCGCTCTAGCAGCAAACTTAGATTTAGATTGGACTGTGCAAGGTGGTGGTAATAATATTACAGCAGCTATAGATGTAGATGGTGCTACTAATTACATGGACATTGATGGAGATGATAATGTTGTCACCTACGATGGCGATGGCTATGCTGGAGGCTACTTCTACTTAGATCATACTGGTAGTACAAGAACATTTAACATAGATCAGGAATCTACATCTGATAATGATTGGCTTAAGATTACATCTGTTGGGTCTAGCGGTACTGTCTGTGTTACTCAGTCAGACGCAACAACTTCATTCGTCTGTTGAAATAGGTTCTATATCTGAACTTAAAGGCAACGCACAAGTTCTAAGAGATAAACCCTACGGAGCTGAACTAGAATTTAACATACAACAAATGGATGATGTCCGTACAGAAGCGGGCAGAGTTGCCATAACCTTTGAAGACGACTCTACAGTCAAACTAACAGAACATTCTAAATTAGTTATAGATGAATATATCTACGATCCCGACCCTTCTAAATCTAAGATGGCACTTAAGTTTGCTAGTGGTACTGCACGTTTTATTACTGGTAAATTTAATAACAAAAGCAATATAGCCATACGCACACCAACAGCTAATATTGCTATTCGTGGTACAGACTTTACTTGTACGGTAGACGAACTAGGTAGAAGTCTTGTTATATTGCTACCAGATGAAAATGGCATATCTAGTGGTGAAATAATAGTAGCTACTGCTATGGGTAGTGTGACTTTAAACAAACCATATCAGGCTACTACGGTATCTGTGTTTGAGAACAATCCAACTAAACCTGTTACGTTAGATATATCACTAGACTTGATTGACAATATGTTGATTGTTAATCCACCGCAAGAAGTAGAACAACAAATAGAAGAAACACAAACGCAAGCATCTGCTGACTATTTAGATTTTAACGACTTAGATATAGATTATTTAAATGAAGATTTCTTAGATGCAGAAGAAGATTTAGAGTTTACAGAACTAGACATCAACTATTTAGATGTAAACTTTTTAGAAGACTTGCTTAACGTACTAGATGCACTAGCTATATCTAAAGAAGAAGATGCACTTAAACAAGGTGGTGTGGGTATTCGTATTGTTGGTACAGAGATAGGTCAAGATAAAGACACACAAATAACAACAATAGTATCTGGTCAAAACATTAGTTTAACCAGATCAGTCAGTCAAAGTGCAAAGTTAAATTTAGACGGTTCAGGCAGTTATACAGTTATACTGATACAAGATGGTGTAACAAATACAGTTAAAATTAATGGTGGTTCGTCAACAACAATAACAATTAAGCAAGGATCGGGATGAAGAAGTTACAGTTATTAGGTTTATTGGCATTACTTACCCTACCTCTTATATACCAACTTACACCTTTAGAAATACTAAAACTAAAAGTCTTTGATGTTTGGGTAAAAGAACAACCTACATCTAATTTATTTGTAACACTAGACATTACAGAAGAAGACGTACAACGAGAAGGTGGATGGCCTTTTCCTAGAGATCAGTTAGCGGAAATACATTTAGAGTTATTAGAACGTGGAGCTATGGGTGTTGGCTATGTTATAGCATTTAGTGAGCCAGATCGTTTTGGTGGTGACGAAGTATTTGCTCATTCATTAAGCTTACACCCAAGTGTTTTAGCTATGTTTGAGACAGACAATCAACAGTACCCACAAACCACAGGAACAGTCATTCTTGGTGATGATGTGGGCGGTGTTATGTTGCAAGGGGCTACACAAAACATAGATATACTTAAGCAAAAAGCCTATCAAGGCATATCATCTGCACCTATAGATGTAGATGGTTTAACAAGAAGATTGCCATTATTGATGCGTACACCAGATGGTTGGACACCAGCTTTCGGTATACAAATATTAAAAGTATTAGCACAAGCAGATACTTATGTAATTAAAACAAATGATAATGGATTAGAAGAAATACGAGTTAGAGGCTTACCCCCTGTTTCTGTAGATTCATTGGGTCGTAAGTGGATTAGTTGGGTTGATACACCTTTTACAACATTGCAAGAAATGAATGTAGAAGATAAATTTGTAATTGTAGGGGTAACAGCTAATGGTGTAATGCCACAGTTATCCACACCAGCTGGTTTATTAGAGCCACACAAAATACAAGCAGCATTAGCAGAATCTATACTGATACAAGACAGTCCGTATATACCTGACTATGCCTTGTCTGTAGAACTATTAATATTATCTATTTCTATAATCCTTATATGGTCTGTATTAAATGTTTTAGGCATAACTTTGGGGGTATCTACTGCTTTAGTAATAATGACTGCTACAGGCATCTATGGCTATTGGACAGTACAACAAGGCATATTAATAGATGTAACATGGTCTTTAATTGCAGAGTTTATAACTGCATCTACAGCCTTCTATCTAAGATTTAGAGAACAATATAAACTAAGACAACAGATCAAGAAACAATTTGAACATTATCTTGATCCTAGACAGGTTAAACAATTACAAAACAATCCTGGTTTATTAAAACTAGGAGGAGAAAAACGATATGCTACCTTTTTATTTACTGACGTTAGGGGATTCACCTCAATGTCAGAAACCCTTGAACCCGAAAAAGTAACTTACATTATGAATAAGGCTCTGACTGCACAACAATCCGCAGTTCAGAAACATGGCGGTATGGTGGATAAATACATTGGTGATGCAATGATGGCTATATTTAATGCACCGCTAAATCAAGAATTTCATGAAAATAAAGCTATAGACTGTGCTTTGGACATACAAAAAAATATGGAAGATTTAAACATAGAGATGGCAGAAAAAAACTTACCACCTGTAGCTATTGGTATTGGTATTAATACTGGATATGCGGTTATTGGCAACATGGGTAGTGAACAAAGGTTTGATTACACAGCTATAGGAGATGCAGTAAATACAGGGGCTAGGCTGGAAAGTGGTACTAAAGAGGCTGGAGTAGATTTATTAATTGGCTACAATACTGCCATAAAATCAGATTATGAGTTAAAATTATTAGAACCATTACAAGTAAAAGGTAAAGAAAAACCTTTACAAGTTTATACAATATAAGGAGAAATTATGCCAAAAGGTAAAGGAACATACGGAAGTAAAGTTGGTAGACCACCAAAAAGAAAAGTTAAAAAAACCGTATATAAAAAGAAAAAGTAATGTCTAAGAAAAAGGCAACGCAAGAGGATAAGCGCAAACAAACCGCTGCCTTTTGGAAATTTATTTTAGATCAAAGGAAAGATAAAAAAGATGAAAACACTACTTAAAAACTTAGTTGGATCGGTAGCACCCACACTTGGCACAGCATTAGGTGGGCCTATGGGCGGTATGGCTGCAAATATGATTGCAGATGTATTAGGTTGTAAGAATGAACCCAAAGAAATACAAAAAGCCATAGACAATGCCACACCCGAACAAATGCTTGAGCTGAAGAAAGCTGAAGCTGAGTTTGAAATACAAATGAAAGAACTAGAGGTAGATGTATTTAAACTAGAAGTACAAGATACTCAAGATGCTAGAAAGACTTTTTCTAAAGATTGGACAACTAGAATTATAGGTATTGCTACATTAGGTGGCTTTCTAGGTTATATCTTTCTTATAACCCTCCAACCTCCAGAAGCTAACTCAGAGGCTTTGGTCAATTTGGTACTCGGCTACTTAGGTGGTCTAGCATCAGCCATTATTAGTTTTTACTTTGGAGCGTCACACTCTGGTGATGACAAGTAAAAATGCAAATATCTGAAGAAGGCATATCTTTAATTAAGTCTTACGAAGGCTGTCGTTTAGAGGCCTATCAAGATTCTGTAGACGTTTGGACTATAGGTTATGGTCATACTAAAGATGTAAAAGAAGGCGATAAGATTAATCAAGAAGAAGCTGAGTATATGCTACAAGAAGAAATGATTGAGTACGAAGGCTATATCAATGATCTTGTAGAAGTACCGCTAGAACAATGTCAGTTTGATGCTTTGGTGTGTTGGGTATATAACTTAGGCCCTACAAACTTAAAGAACTCTACGTTACTTAAAGTTTTAAATGAAGAAGACTATGACGGTGTTCCAGAACAGATAAAAAGATGGAACAAAGCTGGTGGTGTTATCTTGGGTGGATTGGTTAAACGCAGAGAAGCAGAAGCTAATTTATTTGAAGGGAAAGAATGGGATAAACTGAGCTAATCATGGATGGTATGTTATTTTGGAACATAATAATTAGTTTGGTATTTGCACCAATCTTTTATACGCTTAAAACTCATGCTCAAGAATTGCAAAGACAGAACATTTTAATAAACAGAACACGAGAAGAATTAGCTAGAGATTACCTAACCAGAAATGAACACACCATTGAGTTTCAACGATTAATAGATAAAATAGATAAACTTGATGCTAAAATAGATAAACTAATTACAACTTAATATGAACGGATTTAATTTTTTTACAGGCTTACCAACAGGACTACCAATAAAAAACCCATA